CAATGGTTCAGTCATCCAAGTCATCGGCTCTGATCAAATCATCAACGTTGGGATTAACCCTGTTGGGTGCGTCTTCTCCGAGTATAGTCTCCAGGATCCTAAGTGTTGGAACTTCATTCGTCCGATTCTTCGTGAGAATGACGGTTGGGCGGTATTCAACTTCACCCCTCGCGGGAAAAATCACGCCTTTGACCTCTACCTCATGGCAAAGAATAACCCAGAGTGGTTTTGCCAACGCCTTACTATTAACGACACTGGCGTTCTCAGCGATGGCGACATGGATGCCGAGCGAGCCGAGGGTATGTCGGAACACCTCATTCAGCAGGAGTATTACTGCAATTTTGATCAAGGTTCCGAGGGTGCTTATTATGCAAAACTTCTCAACCAGGCAGAATTAGATGGCAGACTTACGGCTGTGCCTTATGACCCAAATTGTAGTGTTGATACTTATTGGGATCTTGGCGTATCAGACGAAACAGTTATACTCCTCGCTCAGAACACAGGTAACCAGATCCACATCATCAATATGTATCGAAATCAGGGGGAAGGACTTAACCATTATGCAAGATGGTTACAGACTGAAGCTGAAAAGTGGGGATACGTATACGGAACACATTACGCCCCTCACGACATACAAGTTCGTGAACTTGGATCAGGAGCACAAACGAGATTGCAAATAGCTAGAGATCTTGGCATCCGCTTTGAGATAGTGCCCAACATATCGATACATGAGGGGATAGAACTGACGCGTGGCATATGGCCTAAACTATGGATAGATTCTGACAAGTGTTCTTTCTTTATTAAGGCTGCGGAAAACTACCATAAATCATATAATGAAAAGTTAAATGTATATAGCGATAAGCCTGTGCACGATTGGTCTTCACATTGTATGGATGCATTTCGTTATCTTGCAGTGTCACAGAATAAAAAGAGCCGAGGTAGAATGACTGAAGAAGAAGCGCGCTTGCTTGAGCAAAGATACTCATTTAAGCATGTGTGAAAATAGAGAAAAGTGTATAAGAATAAAGTATAAGCCCTGAACCACATATTGGGCTAGTAACTACACGCGAGGCGGACTGATCATCCTAAGCTATCCCGCTAGATAGCCCTCGCACCCTTTCCATAGCGGTGGAAAGTAAAAACCGCTTGGGACTGGTGCGATGGCAGACATCTGTAAAAATTATCATAAGGGAGCCGACACCTCGATAGAGGCGTATGCGCAAACCCCTGAAAAGTCACGCTCAAAGATCCGCTATGCAATCCTAGCAAAAATAAAAGAGCTAGGAAATGCTACGTGCGACGAAATCGAGCAACTACTCAACCTATCCCATCAGTGCGCATCTGCACGTATTTCAGAACTTAATAAAGACAATCTCATCGAAGACACTGGTGAGCGTCGTCTCACTCGTTTAGGCCGTAAAGCCAGGGTCTATACTCCTCGGGAGGTGGCGCATGTCTGATTTGGAAATAATCAGAGAGTTCGATACCAAATATAACGAGGCGTATTACGCATGGGATCCTTTCTTTCCTCTCGCTGAGAGAGACCTAAGGTTTTACCTCGGGGATCAGTGGGACGAGAGAGAAAAAAGACAGCTTTTCCAAGAAGGCAGATCCACATTCGTCTTCAATAGAGTTCGTCGAAACATCAATATGATCACGGGATACCAGAGAAAGCATCGGCTTTCCTCTGTGGTATCTCCTGTTGAGAATTCCGACCAGCAGACAGCCGATCAGCTATCTCAATTACTCCTTTACACCATGAATTACGGTGAAGGCTATCGCACAATTAGCGATTGCTTTGGTGGAGCGCTAAAAACAGGCTGGAACCTAGCAAGCATCTGGGTAGATTACCGCGATGACCCTATCAATGGAGACATCAAGTTCGGTAGAGAGCCATATAACGGCTTCATCGTAGACCCCTACTTCACCAAATTAGACTTTTCCGAAGCCGCATACATCCTTAGGCGTCGATATCTTAGCGCAGATCATGTCGCATCCCTTCTTCCTGGCCAAGAGAAAGAGGTTTATGCCCTCTATGAGCAAGGTTGGGAGAGAGACGATAAATTCACGTGGCTTCCGTATCAAAGACAGCCAAACGGCCAACAGCTGATGGCCTATTCCGAGATGTACCAACAGAAGTGGAAGAATGTTCCGATGTTGGTCGATATGGAGACGGGAGAAACCACTGAATTTGACGTAGATAACGACCTTCTTCAGACATTCCTCCAAAGATACCCGCAGCTCAAGGTTGTTGACCGTCCAAAGCGCTACATAGAGCAAAACATCATCGTTAATGACCACGTCATGCGTACGGATATCAACCCTTACGGTCTAGACGAGTATCCCTTTGTCCCATTCACTGCGATTTTCGAACCAGAATCCGACCAGTGGGGCCTAAAAGTTCAGTCTCTTACTCGATGCATGGTCGATCCTCAGCGAGAAGCGAACAGACGCCGATCCCAAATGACTGATTTGCTTGATTCCCAGATTAACTCTGGATGGATAGCGAATGAAAACAGCGTCATTAACCCTAGCAGTCTTTTCCAGACTTCTCAGGGCAAAGTGATATGGCGTCGGGAAGACGCGCCTCCTGGTTCGTTGGAGAAAATACCTCCCGCACAGATTCCCCCTTCCATGTTCCAGCTTCAAGAGCTGTATGACCGAGACATGATGGAAATCGCGGGTGTTAATGACGCTGCCTTTGGCCAATCAGACAGTGCGGCAGAGTCTGGAGTCATGATGATGCTTCGACAGGGTGCAGCTCTTGTCAATCTCCAAGAACTCTTCGATAACCTGCGTTTTAGCCAAAAGGCGATGAGCAAGAAGGTTCTTAAGCTTATCCAGCAGTGGAAGCCTGAAAAGGTTGAGCGAATCATCAATCAAACGCCGACACAACAGTTCTACGATGCCGAGTTCACTAAATACGACGTGACTGTTCAAGAGGGAGTGCTCACTGACACACAAAGACAGATGTACTTCCGTCAGCTCGTCGACCTTCGTCAACTTGGAGCGCCTGTATCAGGAGAGATGCTCGCGAAAGCCGCTCCAATCCAAGGAAAGTCCGAGTACATCGAAGAACTCTCGCAGATGGAGCAGCAGCAGGCTCAAGCCCAACAGCAACAACAGCAAATGCAAGAACAAGTGCTCGACTCCCAGAGACAGATGTCTCAGGCGAAGGCTATTTCCGACATTGCGCTTAGCAAAGAACGATTCACAAGGGCCGTGGCCAACATGGGTCTTGAAGATGAAAGGGCCTCCGCAGCAATCGAGAACAGATCAGATTCAGCACTCAAGCGCGCTAAAGCGATGAAAGAGCTGGACTCTATGAGTGACGACCGTCTCTTGAAATACCTGTCCATCGTACGACAGATGGAAGAGGTAGCTCGGATCAAGGAAGAGCAGGTGAAAGAGGACGATGTCAAGCTTTCTGCGCAGGCAAACGAGCCTGAACAGAATGTCCCTGAAGTGGGAGGTCTACTTCAGGAATTACCAGTGAACCAACAACCTGTGGAGGTCCCAAATGGCCAAGTATAAGCAAGGCTACGCAGACCGCAAGGATGAATCACTAGGGATGAGAGACGGTAAGGAGTCTTCTAAGAAGCAATCTTACAAATCTCGCCGTGATGAGTCTTACGGTATGAAGGACATGGGTGTCATGGGTCATGAGAAGAAGCCAATGAAGTGTAATGCGTTCGCAGCGCAGAAAAGCGACATGGGACGTCTTGATCGTGAGCCAGCAGACAACCGTGGATATCCTGAACAGGCTTTCAAATACAAGTATTAGGAGCCTGATATGAAACAAGAGACTGGAGAAACCCGCGACGCAATCATTGAAGACGACGAAAAGGTGATACAGCAAATCGTCGACGCCAACAAGGACCTAAAAGACCCTTATTGGATCGTGCTGTTCGCCAAGCCGGCCAAGGTTAACGTTGAAGGGAAACCCACCTTGATGAAGCACATAAAGCCTTACTTCAAGAAACCCGCCCCTCAGGTCGGGATGATTGTAGCTGAGGTGAACAATCAAAAGGGAACCATCCAATGGGACGTGAATATGCCCCAGCGGCCTTTTGACTTTGATGCTTTAAAAGCAATTGGGGCTGAATCAGCTAATGAGATGGTCGTTGAAACCACCTCTATACCAGGTGCTTACGTAACACAATAGTGCCGCCGACTTAAGGGCGCATAAATAAGGAGCTACACGCGATGAGCGAAGAACCACAAGCAACGGGCGATCAAATGGAGGCCGCCGCTCCTGTAGAAACTAACGAAGCAGATCACCAAGGACAGGGTGAACAGATGAACCGTCAGGTTCCTTTGGACGCCTTGCAATCCGAAAGGGCTGAACGTCAGCGACTACAAGACGAACTCAAGATGGTTAAGGACAATATGTCTTTGATTATGGCGCAGCAACAGCAGCGATCACAACCAGAGGCAAAGGACGAATTCGATGGAGTGTCTAAGGATGATGTTCTGACTTATGGGGATCTTGAAAAGATTCTCTCTAAGAAAGAGCAACAGTACCAGATGAACATTCAAGAACTTCGAATGACTCAAAAATATCCCGATTATCAGGAGACCGTCACTAAGTATTTACCCGAAGTTTTGAAACAGAATCCCGGGTTAAGACAGACCTTGCAGCAGAGTAATGATTACGAACTCGCTTATTACTTAGCTAAGAACAGTGATGCCGCTAAAGGTGCCACTAAAAGCGCGAAGAAGAATGCCGATGCAGAACGCATAGTTCAGAACGCCCAAAGGGCAGGTTCACTTTCGAGTGTTGGGCAAACTTCGCCGATTAACGAAGCTAAGCGATACCGCGATATGAGTGATACAGACTTTAAAGCACAGGTCCAGAAGAACCTAGGATATTTTTAAGGAGATAACAAATGGCTAATGTAACAACAGTTGCAGTGCTACCTCCAGCTGTTCGGGAGTACTATGATCGTCTTTTGTTGATGACTGCTTATCCGCAGCTCATTCATACAAAATTCGCTCAAAAACGAGTACTTCCCGAAAAGATGGGCGACACTATTGTGTTCCGTAGGTATGCACGCCTAGCAACAGTACCTATCCCGCTTTCTGACGGCATCACGCCTCCAGGAGCACCACTATCGGCAACCGACATTAAAGCGCGCGTCGATTTTTATGGTAACTTCGTGACAATCACGAACCAAGTTGAGCTAACAGTAGAAGACAGGGTTCTTAATGAATCCAGCCGTCTGCTTGCGCAAAACTTGGCTCAGACAATGGATGAAGTTACACGTGACGTGTTGGCATCTACAAGCTCAGTCTTGCAGTGTGCTAACGGTGTCAACGGTAACACACCAACAGAACTCACTAAAGCAGACATCGACGCAGCTGTTCAGACTCTTTTGAACAACGACGCTGAGATGATCTCTGAAGTGGTGGTTGGACGTGATGCCTTCGGCACAGCTCCTGTACGACCCGCCTTCTGGGCATACATCGATACGGCTCTTTTGGATGATCTAGAGGCAGTCTCTAACTTCATCCATAGCGCCAACTACCCTAACCAGCAGTCTGTATTGGACGCTGAATGGGGAGCAACTGGCAACGTTCGCTGGCTCTACACTTCCGTTGGAAGCGTAACGGCTGCAAGCCCTGCTGTATACAACAACTTCATCATCGGTAAAGAGGCATACGCAGTCGTACACCTCGGATCTGAAAGTGGTGAGTTCTATGTTGAACCTCTTGGTTCTGCTGGTTCTGCCGATCCATTGCATCAGCGTGGTTCTGTAGGTTGGCAGCATCCATTTGTGGCTAGAATCCTCAACGATGCCTTCATGTTAAATCTTGAAGCAACACATTCATAGGAGGTGAATCATGGCACAAATTAAAAGGTTTGCTTGGACTAATCCAAGCTCAGCAGTAGCAAGAAACCTAGATGTCGGCTTTACGGCGGCTAAGATTGAAATTTTCAACCTTACCACCGCAGCTGCACTAGCGTGGACAGCGGATATGGCTGTTGCGTCCATCTTTAATGTTGGCGTTCCAGCTTACACAACCACTAATGGTGTAACTCCACTAGCTCAAGATGCAGCTTATGGACCAGCTATTAGCGGGTTTACTAATGCATCTCCAGGTGTGATCACTGTGAATGACACAGCCACATTTGGAATTGCGGCAGGTGACACGATCAAAGTTGCTGGCATTGCAGACGATGGCGCTGCTGCTAACAGCTTGAACGGTCAATACACTGTAGCATCTGTGACAGCGACTTCAATCACCCTAAACGAAGCGACTAACTCAGGTTATAGCGCTTATGTTTCAGGTGGATTTGTAACTCGCGTTTCTGATGCTAACGGCGATGCAGTACCTATCGAGAACAAGGCTATTCGCGGTCTTACTCTTGGTACATCAGCGGTCGGAGGAAACTCTGAATCCATGGTTGCAATCGTCTACGGTGAAGAGCCTGTAGTGTAACAAATTGAGGGAGTGGGGAGACCCACTCCTTCTTAAAATTAAGGAGCAATAGCATGGAACAAGCAGTCCAAGAACGAAGTGCAGTAGACATGAAGAAGATGGCACGTCTTCCAATCATCGACCCGTCCAATCCATCAAAGAAGCACTCTGAAAAAGAGGAAAAATGGCTTAGAGAAATGGTGATGTACGAGTTCATGAATATTGAAGAGCCTGGTCTATCGCAGACATTTTCTTATGGATGCGCTGGCAATGTAATGAAATTTGAGTTCCACCATGGTCATAAGTACAGGGTGCCTCGATTCATTGCTCGTCACGTCGATTCTCGATCCACTCCAATGTGGTCATGGAGACCTGACGGAAAAGGCAGCATTCAGAAAGAGCAAGTAGGACGAAAGAGTCGCTTCCAGATGCGTGAAGTGTACGAATAACGTCTAAAACGAGGTAATGATGGCACAATGGACCCTAGCAGAGATTCGGCAGAAAGTTCGCCAGGTAACTGGCAGATACTCCCCACAGGAGTTGTCTAACGAACAGCTGGACGAATACATTAACAAGTACTTCCAGTATACCTTTCCTGCGGAGTTAAAGCTTGAGAGGTTCCATACCTACTATGAGTTTCTGACTTTAGCTAATCAGAAGGACTACACTTTGCCGGACGGTTTCGTGAATTTCGAGCCGCCAGCGACAGTGGACCGTCTATCTGTGCTTTGGTACCAGGAGCCATCATCCTTTTATGAAAACAATCCAGAGAATATAGGTCGCCAGTCACTGGGTACTGGAGACGCTGCGACTGTCGCCTTTAACGGAACGGCTGGGAACTTTCCCTTACTTCCAGGGCAGACAGTGGTAACCGATGGTGTTGAGACTTTCCAAGACACAAGTACCGCCTATACTACTGCCAATGTTTCCTTAACAGGAAGTCTAGGTGGCACGGGAACATTGAATATGTCAACAGGTGTAGTCAGTGTGTCATTTGCGACAGCACCGGCAGACGGGGCAAATATTGCCTACTCCTACATTCAATTCCAAGCAGGAAGACCGACGGCTGTTCTACTTTACAACAACCAGTTCACATTCTTTCCGGTCCCGGACACAGCCTATAGATTCAGAGCTAAAGCATACGCCAACACTCTGGTAACTACAGCATCAGGGACAAACGCAGCACTCTTTTCGAATGCCACCGATAGACCATTACTTGATGAGTGGGGACCTTGCATAGCTTATGGAACGTCGAGAGATTTACACGCTGATTATGGCGAAATGGACGCTTACGGAGACGTTACAGCGCTCTATAAGGAACAACTAGCTTACGTGTTGAAACGCACTAACAATAATCTACTTAACACGAGAGCACAACCAAACTTCTAGGAGATACCATGGCTTGGGACAAGACACTTCCGAACAATACGACAAAGATAAGGAATTATCCGACCGTTCTTACGGCAAACTTTGCCGCTGTTGAAGAAGGTCAGACTTCCTTGCAGTATTGGAAATCAAATTACATAGAAAGGAACGTGATTCCTTCAGCGCCATCGGTTGATCCCGCAAGAATAGACGATGTGATGCAGGTCTATTCCAAGCAGAATGCGGATGGAGAGACCGATCTTTATGTCATCGATGATAGAGCCAGTGCTAACGTCATCGAACTGACTGAAAACGGCCGATTAGGTGGAAGAAGTCAAGATATTGTCTTCAATGATGCTTACTACGGCACAGATACTCTAGCTCGCGGTATGTGGGCGGTACCGACAATTGTTGGGAGTATTAACTCTTCCGGAGGAGTGGAAGCGTGGAGTGAAGGAATCGCATCTACGTCAGTAGTCTCGAGCCGCAGAAGAGTTACATTTGATGCAAGTCGAATCACCAACACGAACTACGTTGTTCAGGTTACTCCCACTACAGGTGGAAACACTAGGATAGCTACTTGGGTCAATAAAACGACCGGCTATGTAGACATCCGGATAACAAATCAAAATAACACAGATGCTCTAGTTGCATTCGATATCGTGATCTGGGGAGGAAGATAGT